CAATAATGAAGGATTGGCCATAGCGTTTTAACATATCAAAATAGACATCAAACTTGTCGCGTCTTAGCTCATTGGCAATTTCAGTAATGTAGGCCCATGCGAGAGCATTTTGCTCCGCACTGCGCTTGTCACGATGTTTCGTGATACGGCAGTCATAGACTACATCGTCTTGCAATTCATTGTTTATGTATTCTATTATTTCGGTTTTTTTACTTGTTAATAACACTAGCGGACCTCCTTAGTTTAAAAAATAAAGGGAAATAAGAGCGCAAGGGTGAAGAGAGCGCTTTCCTATTCCCCTAAATTTCCAATAAGCATGCATACTCATCAAATGCCTGCATTATTGAGCCGTCATTAAAATAAACTTCAACTATTGGGCATCTATGGCCTGCATAAATGCCGCACCCCAATAGTCTACTAGATGAGATATCTTTTTTGTCCTGCAAGATAGTTACTAATTGACCAGGGTGAAAGGGGTCATTAGTAACATAACTTACATATTGCGTGAATTCTGTCTCATTCTCGCTAGTTTGTCTACAGTCTCCGGAAGTTCTTCCTCTGGAGTTGTTATCAGTTCTTTCTCCCTCTTGAGAATGATGTGTCTCGCTAGGAGACTCTCCATTCTCGCTTGTTGGGATACTCGTCTGTCTTGATTTTTTTTTATGTATTCTCGTTGATTATTCTTCAACACTAGTACTGGGAATTTGTCTGATATTTTCTACTGTATATCCTCCGTCTCCACCAATACATTCACACATAGGGAATTCTTCTTTATCATTTGATGTTCCTTCAGTGATTAATCTAACTTTAACTTCACAATGTTCTGCGTCGTCTAAAATTACTTCTTCAACTTCTCTGTAGAATAATTTTCCACAATTTTCACATTCGTATACTACATATTTTGGTTCCATAAATAAATTCCTCCTTGTTGTGTAAAAATTATTTTTTCTTTTTTAATTTTTACAATTATATTATAATATTTTTTAAAACCATTTGTAAACATTTTAAACGCAATTTATCCTAAAAAATTTAGATAGGTGCGCCAAAAATTGATTACACTTAAAATTTGTCCTTGGTATTCGTTGTCATCGATTTGGTCAATTAAGTCTTCTAACATTTCAATTGTTTGCTTAACTATTTTTTTGTCTAGCATTTTGTTGTTTCTTCTTTCTCTTCTCTTTTAAGTACTCAGCTTTATCTCTTTCATTTTTCCAAGAGATGTATCTGTCAAAGATAATTAAAACTAAAATGCAAGAGAATCCAAATCCTACGCCGAATATAAGTCCTTTGGCGAGTTCTAAAACAATGTCCATATTTTTCACTCCTCCACAATTTATTCCTATTTTTTCTTTTTACGATAATATTATATCATTATTTTTGAGTATCTGTCAACTGTTTAATAATTTTTTCTGCATTTTTGAATTGATAAACAGATTTCCATTCAAATCGTTGTGTGAAAAAATTATAAATATAAAGATTAAAAATACCTTTATAATATCTCCATCTGATACATTTGTATGTATAATCAGTGGTGCATGATATAACATCAATATCGCATTTATGGGTAAATTGACTCATATAGGCATTTCTTATTGCTTTGCCAATGCAAAATAATATTGCAAACATACTAATGCAAATAATTGTTATAGTTGTTGAGTCCATATAATTCACCTCTTTTAATTTTTACAACTAAATTATAAATCAATTTACAAGCGTTTGTAAACTGATATATAGTCTTCTGTTGGAATTTTTTCTTTTTACAAACAAATTATATCATTTCGAATGGCGTCTGTCAACGAAAAAATTTTTTTCTTATTAAGAAGGGGGATACTTTTATTACGAACGAAGTGAGTAATAAAATGTATTCGGGGATAATTAATTCTTTTTATATTTATATATATTTATATATATAATATTATATATACCAAAAGAAAGAAAAAAAATCAAAAAAAGAAAGAAAAGGTATTGACAGATTCGAGAATCTATGATATAATGTGAATGTAAAGTTGGAAAGGTGAAGGAGAAGAATATGGTAAAGATAGCGAATTATTTAGACTTTAACCTTCAAGCTTACCAAGAAAGGGTTGGATTAGTGAACTTTCTAGATGAGCAAGGAATTCTTCAACAATGCACTCCTTCGGAATTGGATAAAGTTGCTAATTACTTACTGTATTCTGAAGATGTAGATGCTGAAGTAGAATTAAAAGAAGGTAGTAAAAAGAAAGTTAGTTATGAAGAATTAATAGAATCGACATTGGGAGAGAACTTAGTGCAATATCATGATATGGCATCTATATACAAAGTACCTCGCCCAACTATAGATAGAGAAAAGGATGCAGACATTCCTTATATGAAAGATTTATGGGAAGCAATTGATTGGGTTACAGAAAAATATCAATATTGCAAAGATGTGTTAGAAGGTAAAAGAGATTTAGATACAACTAGAGAATTAATACCTACTTATCAAGCTAAATATTTCTTAAGAGAATGGATGATAGATATGCGCCGCGAGCAATTCCTATTAAAGGATGCTTTTAGATTAGGTTGCTGCAGTTGTCCAGGCTTTAAAACTTTTGCAGAAAAGCCTCATGTATTAGGAATGAAAATTGGTAACCATACAATCGTTGATAATTATTATATGATTGATTATGGTAACTGGCAACATATCTATAATTTATTAAAATATTATAATGGAATGGTCACAAAAATAAACGGTGACCCACTTAGTGATTGGTATGATATTTATGCATTCTTAGATTTACTTATTGATAGAATAAGATGGACTCCAGAACAAGAAATAATTTTAAAAAGAAAAATAGATAAAGTACCTAATGAAGATATCGTAAAAGAGCTAGAATCATTAGGGCATAAATCTTATAGTGTAAATTATATTAGTACAATTTTTAAACAACATATTTCTAAGCGAATTTGTAAGATGGCTTATCTATGGTGGAATGAACATGAGTATAAACCAGATGGTACTTTAAAAACTATGACTAAATGGAGAATTTGTCCAAGATGTGGTCGTCAATTATTTGCAGATGAAATTAACTTCGGTAAATATATTGATGGGTCGTGGAAAGAAGTATGTAAAGATTGTGTATATAAAGAGAAGCTAGCAAAAGAAAAGAAAAGGAGGGAAAAGAATAATGTTCAATAAGTGGTTAAAAGAAATAAAGTTTGACGCTAATGGTCATACAATTATAAATGAAAGCCTTCTAGATTCTATTGTCATTATGAGAGAAAATGGTGAAGTTTTAGATTTCAATGCTTATTTAAAGACTTTACTAATGGAGACATTAGAAGAAATTTTAGGAGGAGATAAGGATGAACGAAAATCTTAGAACTTGTGCTGAATGTGGTAAAAGACAAACACTTGATTATTTTTTACCTACTTCAAATAAAAGTTTATATAATAAAAATGGCTCATCTTATATATGCCTCGAATGTATAGCTAAAAAAATAAATAAAGAAGACTTATCTTCTATTGATAAGTTATGTCAATTTTTAGATTTACCTTTCGATGCTAATAAATGGATAGAGATGTCCTCAAGATATGATAAACTTGGACCTTTACTTATTGATTATTGTCAAGAAGTTAATAACGGACAATATGAAGAAAGTGATTGGTATCAATATAATCAAATCTGGGCTAAATGTAGAGAATATAATTCTGTTCTTGATAAGTTAACAGCGATACATGATGATTTACTTGTTTATTTGACTAAGAAATGGGGTAAGGTTGAAAACTTTACTTTAGACGAGTATTTAAGAATGGAAGAATATGAAAGACATACATTAAGTCATTATCCTTTCAAAGACGAAGCCAGAAGAGATATGGTTAGAAAATTAGCTAAGCTTTCTGCGATAGCTGATAATTGTATGATGAGAGGAGACAATAAAGAAGCTACAACAGTATTACAAAGTTATAATACCTTAATGAAAGAATTAGGAATTAGTACTGAAACTTCTAACGAAGCAGATAGTATTGACACTTTATCCGAATTAGTAGCTTATTTAGAAAAAACAGGTTTCTTATTAAATTATAAGATTAGTGAAAATAGAGATATTGTAGATAAGACAATTCAAAACTATGAGCAATATGTTAAGAGATTATTCATGGACAGTAACGAAACAGTTCAAGAAATGTATAATTCTGCGAAGATGCAACAAGAGGGAGGAACAGAGATTACTGATGATGACATCGATAACCTATATCAATTAGAAGCCGAAGAAGCTGATATTGATTTAGGGGCACCAATGGATGAAAAAGATTTAGAAACTATGTTTGCTCAATTAGAAAATGAATACAAATAATTTAGACCAAATATTAAATGAGTATTATGATGTTATTCTGGAGCGTAATGATTTAAACAAAATTGTTATTACTCCAGAGTATGTTGATACTCATAGACAAGAGATGGAAGATATGGTGCGTCTATTCACTCTTTATCCTGATTATCTCATTGATGTTATTACACCAAAAGACTCGTTCTTTAAATTATTCTTTTATCAAAGAATATTTTTAAGAGTCGGTATGAGATATCAAGAAGTATCTGGAACATTCCCTCGTGCCTATTCAAAATCATTCCTTGATTTTATTTTAAATACAATTAAAGGAATTGTTTTACCCGGTGCGAAAGGATTCGTTTGTGCCGATACTAAAAAGCAAGCTGCAATGATAGTTGAAGAAAAAATGAACGAAGTATTTAGAATGTTCCCATTTTTAGTTAACGAATTAAAAATTAGTGATGCAGATAAAGCCAAAAAGAAATATGGTAATGTTGGTTCAGACTATGCCGAAATGAAATTTCGTAATGATAGCCAAATGGATATCGTTAATACAGGAAATGCAGGACGTGGTGGTCGTAGACATTTAGGTAACTTGGAAGAGTTTGCGTTTATGGATGGAGATAATGTAAATGAAGTTGTTATCCCATTATTAAACGTTGACCGTAGAACAGTTGCTGGAATATTAAATCCGACAGAACCACATGCTCAACAAATTATGATAACTACAGCAGGTTATAAAGGAACTTATGCTCACGACCGTGTATTAGAGTGTTTAGTTAAAATGGCAACCGAGCCAGGAAGAACTTTCTGCTTTGGTGGAGATTATAGGATACCTGTTATGCATGGTTTATTAACTCTTGACAAAGTTAAAGATAAAATACATAATAGTTCTTATAAACTTGAGTCATTCCTTCGTGAATATTGTTCTGTATGGACCGGAGGAAGTGAAGATAGTTATTATTCATATACTCAAATTAGTAAATGTAGAAATCTAATTAAGCCAGAGTTTCATAGAACTAATGCTCCTGGGTTCCAAGGTTTTTATGTATGTGCAGTCGACGTTGCGAGATTTGAAGGCGACCAAACTGTTGCAGAAATCTTTAAAGTGTATACTACTGGGGAACGTTATAAAATTGACTTGGTTAATTTACATTTATTAAATGGTACTCATTTCAGAGACCAAGCCGTTATGATAAAACAAATGGATTTAGATTATGACTTCAAAGCAATCGTAATGGATATTAATGGTAACGGTGCTGGTTTAGCGGATTATATGATAGATGAACAAGAAATTGGTGGAAATTATTATCAACCTTATGGTTTTTTAAATAAAACTAAGTATTCTTCGACAGAAAAGCGAGGAAATATTAGAAAATTGTTCGGAATTGAAGCAAATCGAGGATTAAATAGCGAAATTTATACGAATGCACATATTATTTTAAGTTTAAGACGTGTCTCACTACTATTAAATGAGAGACAAGCACGTAGATACTTCAGTCAATATAAAACTTGGAATAAGTTGAGCATAGAAAAACAAGCTAATAAGTTAATTCCTTATGTTCAAACTACAAAATTACAAGACCAGTTAGCAAACTTAAAAGCTAAATTAGACACAAGCGGAACAATAGTGCTTGAAAGAATAAACTCACATGTACGAAAGGACTTAGTTTCTTCATTCTGTTATGGACTATATTATATAAGTTTAGTTGAAGAAGAAGAGAAGAAAAAAAGAAATCGAGGATGGAGTAGGTCTCAATTCAGTTTTTTAAATTAGGAGGTGAGAACATATATGGAAGAAAATAATGAAAGATTTGCAAATTATAATACTGCTAAATTAAATGAGTTTAGAAGAAGTATTGGAAAAATGGGAACTGAAGTTCCTAATGGAACAATTATTTTAGACAACGATGGCAAAACTAGATTTGGAAGAAATATTGATTCTACTAATCTAAAATTAGAAGATATACTAAGAACTCCAATGAGTGATGAAAAAGCATGGCGTAAGTTTTCACGTATATTCTACCAAAACTCTTTATATAGAAGAATATTAGATTATTTAGCTAGTATTTATTACAATGAATACTTTATAAGTCCATTAACTGTAGATAGTAAATTTGGTAACCGTAAAAAGTTAATAAAAGATTATAATACTGCATTAAAAACTTTAGATGAAGATATGCAAGTTGAAAAGTTTACTCAAGATGCTTTATTAAACTTATTAAAAGAAGGTCAAGTTTATTACTACATTGAAAGTTATAAAAAAGGAAAAGAAGAATGCTTCAAGGCAATTCAAATGCCAACTGATTATTGTAAAATAATCGGAACAGCTGGAAGCCCTGCAGTTAATATTTATGCTATTAACTTATTATTCATTGATGAGCAAATGACCAAATATGTTGATAAAAATATTTTAACTGAAGAAGAAGTATTAAAACAATACCCAAAAGCAATACGTCAAGCGTATGAAAAATTCAGAAAAGGAAAACAAGATAAAAGAGGTACTAATCCAGAATGGTTTATAGTTCCAGTTACTAATGGTGCAGCTTTTACAACAAGTGATGGCTTACCACCTTTAGCATATATATTAGAACTATTAGCTCGTATTCAAAAATTAGAACCTATGAGAGATGATTACATTGCTACTAATATGACTAAGTTATTAGTTCAACTTATTGATATTGATAAAGAAGGTAATCCAGAAATAGACTTAGAATTAGCTGCTGACTTCCATAAGAATTTAAAAGGAGTTGCTGCTAAGAAACATGAAATGGTTGATGCGTTAACTACTTTAGCAAAAGATGTTAAAGTATTAACATTAGGAGAAACAGGAGATGCTACAGATAATTACGAGTTCTTAAAAACTTATTTTGACCAAGTATATACTGAAGCAGGGGTTTCATCTGAATTATTTAACTCAACTACATCAGGCTCTTTAGCCGAATCTATTGCAAAGGATGAGAAGTTTATGCATGACTTAAGAATACAAATTGAAGTATGGTTTAATTTCTTCTTAAGAGCAATTTGCAAAAATTCTATCATAAAAAATACCGATTTTGTATTTTCTTATTTAGATACATCCTATAAAAATAGAGAGAAAATGATAGGAAGCTACATCGAAGGTGCTCAATATGGTTTTTCCAAAATAGTACCACAAGTAGCTTTGGGAGTGAAACAACGCTATATTGAATCTCTAAATATGTTCGAGAATGATGTGTTGGATTTAGATGCGAAACTTGTTCCCCTACAAAGTTCACACACTATGTCTGGTAAACCCGATAATCAATCAGGCAATGGTCAACAAACAGTTACTGAAAATAAAGAAGCCCAAGAAAACAGTGACAAACAAAATGGCCGTCCAACAACAGCTGAAGAAGATAAGAATGATTCTACAATAGCTAAGGACGCGAGTAAATAGGAGGGAGCTACAATGAATGAGTTACATAAGTATGCTACCTTTTCAATTGATATGTTAGGAACTCCTGACAGAATCAATAGTATGTTCTCTATGGGAAGAGCGAGAGTCTTTTACAGAGGGCTTAACCGCAATCGTTCAATCATTGATGACGATGTTGCTGAGAAATTGGCTAAGACAATTCCTGGTACTCCTGTCATAGGAAACTATGATGAAGACAGTGGCGATTTCGGTGAGCATGGAGGAAAACAAAGTGCTTACGGTTTTGTTCCTTTAAATCCAAATTATGCTTGGGTTGAAGAAAATGGTCATGAGTATCTCGAAGTAGACGTAGTCATTTGGGATGGACGTTTTGAAGAAGCTAAGTCTATTTTAGAAGATAACAAATCATTATCTATGGAACTTAATCCTAAGACAATCAAAGGTGTTTTCGAAAAAAGAGACGATATGACTTGCTACAGAATTACTTCTGCAGAGTTCGCTGGAATCACTGTTTTAGGTGATGACTATGAACCTTGCTTTGAAGATGCAGGTTTCTATAGTGCTTATAGCGCTATGGTAAACGCATACGCTTTATACATAGAGGATACACAAAAAAATGTAAAGGGAGGAAACGACGTTATGGAAAACGAAAACTTAATTGTAGAACCAGAAGTTACTACTGAAGAGGTTACTGCTGAAGAAGTTGCTGAAGAAACAGCTGAAGTTGAAACAGAAGTAGTTGAAGAAACTGAAGTAGAAGAAACTACTGAAGAAACTACAGAAGTTGAAGAAGAAGCTGCTGAAGAAAGTGAAACTGAAACCGTAGAAACTGTTGAAGAAGCCGAAGCAGACTTCAAAAAAGATGATGAAGTTTGCCCTGAATGTGGAGAAAATCCATGTACATGTGAAGAAGAATCCGAAGAATCTGATGACAAATCAGAACATTCTTGTAAAGAAGAAGACTACGCTGCATTAGAAGCTAAATATTCTGCTTTAGAAGAAAAGTATAATGAAGCTTTAAATTCATTAAATCAATATACAAGAAAAGAAAAATTAGAGATTATCTCTAAATTCTCTACTAAATTAGAGAACGGAGAAGAGTTAATCAATGAATTAACTGAAAAAGTAGATGAACTAACTATTGAAGAAGTTAAAAGTGAATTAGGAAATGCTTTAGTAGAACAAATCGCAACTGAAGAAATCAGTGAAGAAGAAACTACTGAAGATAGTAATTTCAGTTTAAACATTAATGTTGCTGATAATACAATTTCTAACTCAGCTTGGGATTTAGTTAGAAACTACAAAAATAATAAGTAGGAGGGAAATTATATGGCAAAATACGCAACTGCTGAGTTAAATAAAGTAGCTAGTAGAAAAACTGGTGAAATTGAAGCTCAATGCAAATTAGATGCTAGTATTGATAGTCTAGAAAACGGTGCTATCGTATTTATTCAAGCTGAAGACAATACAATCGTTGATACTCCAAGTGCTAAAACTATCGATGCTATGTACTTACACTTCTCAAATCCACGTAGATACGAAGACGGTCATACTGGAATGGAAAATTACGTATATGAAAACAATGAAGGATATTTACCAAGACTTTACAAATTAACTGTAGGAGATATATTTACAACTAACTTCGATTACGCTAACGAAGGTGGAATCGTTTCAGAAGCACCAGCTGTTGGAACAGTATTCACTTTCGGAGACCACAAAATCGTAGTTATTGAAAGTAGTGCTAACGAAACTGTACCTAGTATGTTAGTTGGAGCTACTTACAGAGTTATTAAATAATTAGGAGGGATAAAGTATGGAATTAAGTAAATTAGTTGAACTTGGTATTGCTGCTGCAACAAATAGTAATATTCCAGCAGAATACTCATTAGAAGACGTTAACGAAACATTAAGAAATGAACTTAAAGCATTCAATGATTACTCTTATTACAGAGCTAATAAAAATACTTTATTCAGCTTAATTGAACAAGTAGCTAACGTTGTTATTCCACGTAAAGTTAAAGAACAATTTGGTAAATTTGCAGAAATTCAAAGCGTAAATTGGGGAGACAAAATCGTTTTCAAACAAAGAACTGGTAAAGCTAGAGGCAAAAACTTCGTAACTAGAGCTGCTGAATTCGGTACTTACCGTACATTCATCTTAGATTCTAAAGACATCACTATGAGTCCAAGAGTTTATGCTGGAGCTGCTATTCTTGAATTAGGAGACTTCTTATGTGGCCGTGTTGATATGGCTGAATTAATGGATATCATCCTTGAAGGATTATCTGACAGTGTATTTGACGAAGTTCAAGCTGCTTTAATCGCAACTTTCAACGACGCTGAAATGCCTGCTGCTAACAAAGGAAAAGCTGCTGGATTCGTTCCTGCAACATTTGATTCTATCTTAGCAACAGTTGAAGCTTATGGTGATTCAGTAACTATTTATTGTACTAAACCATTCGCATCAAAATTATATAATGTTCCAGGATTCGCACCTGATACTAATCCAACATCAGCATTAAAAGATTATGACGATGTTAGAGAAACAGGATACGTAGGACGTTATAAAGGAAATGATGTAGTATTATTAAAACAATCATTCAAAGACGAAACTAATACTGATAAAATCGTTGAAGAAGGATATGTTTACATCATGCCAGCTGGAAAAGACAAACCAGTTAAAATTGGTTTCGAAGGTGGAACTTTAATCGACGAAAGAAGATTAGAAGATGGTTCTATCGAAGTACAAGCTCAACATATGTTCGACGTAGCAGTAGTTGGTAAAAATTACTGGGGTATCTACAAAGATACAGAATTATCTGGCGACACTACTATCTAATATTTAGATATAGTTATAAATCGAGATTGGTCTTTTTAAAAGACCTTTCTCTTCATTTTTTTTACAATTTTTGGAGGAGGAATTATTATTATGAATAATGACAGAATTATTACCCTTGAAAATAGAAGTGATTATGTATTAGGATTAAAAGATACACAAGGAAGAACTTACATTTTACATAGAGGAGGAAAACAAAGAATTAGTGCAATCAGTCTACAAGACATTTTAGACTACCCTGCAAGTAAGAATATCTTCTTAGAAGGAGACGCTATTGTAGATAACGTAAGTGCTGATGAATTATTCAGAATGGGATTAACTGAACAAGAAATTAAACGTATAGCTCCTAATGCTACTATTGAAGAAATAGAAGAAGAAATAATTGAAGAAGAAATTCCTGCAGAAGAAGAAGCTGAAGAAAGCGAAGAAACTGAAGCAGAAGAAGAAAAAGTTGAAGAAAAAGTTGTTGAAGAAGAAATAAAAGAAGAAGTTGTTAAAACTGCACCAGCTAAAAAACCAGCTGCTAAAAAATCAACTGGCAAAAAAACAACTAGAAAATAATTATGAAGATAACTCAGTATCAAGATATTTATACTGCGTTTCTTTCTCAAGTTGATGATGAACTTTTAGCTAACTCAACTGATGAGCAAATCAATGCTCAACTTTATCCTGTGCTTTTAGCTGCTATTAATGACTTTGCTAGAATTAGTGAGCACAATTTAAGAAAAAGAGACGAGAGAAACAAAGTATTCTATGAAACTTTATCAGAAGACGAAATTGAAGTTTTAGCTATCTGTATGAAAGCTGCTTGGCTAGAAAGATATATTAATTCTAGTAGAAAAATTGAGCAACAATATTATGATGCAGGTATCAAAACTTATTCGCCTAATGAAAACCTTAGAAATTTAACAACTTTATATCAACAATATTTAGCCGATGCTAGAAAAGCAAAAACAGAGTACACTTATAAAAGAGTAAGTGTTGTTGGAAACTTTGGCGGATTAGGAAAAACAGAAAGGGCTTATGATAAGCCAAACAGAACAATTCATAATGGCGACGAAGAAGACCCACTAAACTAGGAATCATAGGAGGGAAATTATGGATAAGAAAGTAATTTATAATCAAATAGTAAATAGATTATTTAAAATGCTATGCTGGAACGACGAAGGTAAGAATTGGTTAAAATTATATGACGAGTTTTTACAAGACATATCTCTTAGTGAATATTTAGAAGAGGATATAAAAAGCTACTTAGTCTTACGAGTAGTATGCCTTAAATATGTGAATAAAAAAATATTTAGAGACACTATTTTTGAGGTAATTAATTATGTCGAGTCCTTACCAAGCGTATAGAGATAGAGTTCAATATAAAGGTAAGACCAAAAGAGAGTATGTTAAAACAAAAGTTAGTGAGAGCATAGATTCCTTAATAAATGATAGCCAATATGGATTCACTATTAAAATCAATGGTGAAGAAAAGGATGTAGCAATCCTTTCAACAAAAACTACACAAGAGTATGAGTCAGCTAATGTTATAGCTCCTCTAGAAGTGGGGTTAGATAAAGGTGTTATCTTTGATTGGGATAATACTGATGATACGGTTGGAGATGAACATTGGATAGTTTTAAAGAAAATGTTCCGTCCAGACCAACCAGGATTTAATGGTATAGCATATCGCTGTACTGGAGATTTAAAATGGATTGACGAGAATGGTCAATTACAAGTTCAACACGCATATATTCGTTCAGGTCGTATTACTAACGCTTTAGGAGTTACTCCTGATGTTAATAGAGTATTTGATAATATAGTAATGCACGATAGTGATTGGAATATGATGGCGGCTACTCCAATGAACTTAAAATTAAAAAGAGAAATGCGTTTCATTATTAAAGGACAAGCATATCGTGTTTCTAATATAGATAATGTATCTATTGACAATGTTTCTATTTTATCATTTGAAGATGATAGAATATTAGATACAGACGATATTGAAAATGGAATAGCTTATACTGATGTATATGATTATACTTTTAATCTTGACGCAGAAGAACCTATTAAACTTTATGGTGGAGATGTTAAGAAAATGCCTATATCAGTTTTAAACAATGGAAAAATTGTTGAGGAAGATATTGTATTAACTTCATTAACTCCTGAAATAGTAGAAGTTGAGGAAGACAGAATAATTGGTAGAGGTATAGGAGAAGGTATAGTAAGATGTGCTTTAAGTAAAAATGAAACTAAATATAGAGATATTAAAGTATTAGTCGAAGAAAGCCATGAGGAAGATATAGAAAATATTTATATCGTTGGTAATGATTACATCGCATGGAATAGTTCAGAAACTTATACATTATCAAATAATAAAGAAGCTGTATTCGCCGTAGAATTCAGGTCTAAAGTTAAACATTCTCAGCCTATATTTACTGATAATAGTATAACTATATCAATTAAAGATAAATACAGCGGTACGGTTATTATTTCGGCTGAATATGAAGGTAATTTAATTACTAAAGAAGTTTATATAAAATCACTATAGGAGGGTAATAAAAATGATAGTTAATAAAAACAATATTGAGACTGATTGTTTCTTAGATGTTAATAATGATATCTACAGACTTATTACTCTTTTTAATAGTGATGAGTCGTTAAAGAGATTTTTAATTTATACAGATAAGAGACCTTTAGAAGACTATAAAGTAGTAAATAGAAAAAGTTTAAAAGAATATGGTGTAAAATCTATCGCAGACTTAGATTTAAGAGATAAACAAATCTGTAGAGTTCCTGTTCTTCCAGTAAACGAAGAAGATGGAAGTCTTATAGTTGTATCTTTAATTTCTGGGGAAAAACTATTTGAAGCAAATTCTGTAGTATCGACTATTGCAGTAGATATATTTACTCCAGCTAATCAATGGATAATTAATGAAGGTATAAGACCTTTACAAATTGCTCATGTAATAAATAATTTAATACAAAATCAATTATCTCAAACAGGCGGTGTAAAATACCGTTTAACAAATTTTGTAAATGCTCAATTATCAGATGTCTATTTAGGTTATCGTTTATTGTTCGATAGTGTTATAGATGATTAAGTTAGAGAGACTATTAAGTAATACTCCTATACCTATATTAGGTAACTTAAAATTTTACCAACCTAATTTACAACAAATTGTAGATATGGGAGAAGAAATGTATTGGAGTATGATAAAAATTTGGTGTTTAGATAGAAAAGATATGGTTGCGGAAGAAACTGATAAAACAAGACAACTTACTGATTTAGATATTTGGAAAGCATTCGTTTTTAATTCCCCCGACATGCAAGTTAGGTTTATTGGTTCCATAGATTGCTTTTTACATACGAAAGTTGAGTTTCTTCCAACAGTTGATACTATAATTATAGGGGAAGATGATTCTACCGTTGTGGTTGATGAAGCTTTTTATTCCGTTATGCGTGATATATGTTCTGCTCTTTCATCGTTAGGTGAAGAGAAAAAAGAAGAACAATATAGAGAGACTGAAAATATGTCCGAGCGTGAGAAAGAGATGATTCGCAAGATGAAAGCTCGTGAGGAAAAGCTTAATGCAGCTAAGAATAATAAAAAGGTAGATAATCGATTAGCAAAGCAAATCGTATCATTAGTTGCAATCGGGGAATATACTTTTGACGAAGTATATGCAATGACATTGATACAAATGGTTTATTTGTTAAAAAAATACACTGCAATACAACAATATGTATTGTATACTGGGCTAAGTCCTTATATGGACTCTAAGAAATCGAAACCAATTGAACATTGGCTAGATGCGTAATAAAATTAGGAGGTATGTAATATGTTAGACATTCAAGGTAGAAAATATGCTGCTGTTACTGTTTGTGACGTTACATTATATGACCTAGTTACTAAATATCCAGTTATGTATTTCGATACATTAACAGTTACTAACCTAGAAGGTAGTGCTGAAACAACTGATATCCAAGGTGGACAAGGTAACGCTACATTAGCTTCTATTTCACATAGTAAATCTGTTAGCTTAGAATTTGATGACGCTATCATGACTATGAGTTCTTTAGCTGTATTAGCAGGTGGAGAATTAAGAGAAGGAACAGACGACAACAAAATCGTTATGCCTAATACTGAATTAGTTAAAGTTGCTGAAGGTGCTACTGTTATTAAATTATCTAGAAAAGCTCGTAAAGGTTCTTATGTTTACATCGCTGAATTAATCGATGGTATCTTATCTACAGCTACTAGAACAACTGACCCATTAGCAGAAGAAACTGATGAAATCGATATCACTTTATTCTACAATTATAAAGACAGAAGTGATACTAAAGATGCTACATTCAGAGTATTCTATGAATATGAATTCGGATATCCTACTAAGGCTGAAGAATTAACTGAATTAACAGTATTAGCTGACAAATTCGCAGGAACTTATAGATTTATAGGAGACACATTATTATTCAACCAATTCACTGGTGTTAATGATATTTTCCAAATTGAAATTCCTAAATTAAAATTAGATGGAGCTTTCACAATCAACTTAAACGCTGCTACTGAAGCTGTAGTATTTGCATTCAATGGTAAAGCATTAAGAGATGACGAAGGTAGAATGGTAATCTTTAGACAATTACGTCAAGAAGGTAAATCTGGAGACGAAACTTACGGACAATATGATGGTTCATTCAAACGTGTACCAGCTAAAGAAGTTACAGTTGACTCTGTAGATGGACACTTAACTCCAACAGGAAAAGTTTATCCATTAGACGAAAACTATAATCCAGTTACATCTATCTAATATATAAAAATGAGAGAAGAGTAATCTTCTCTCTTTATTTTTTTGCTTATTTTTAGTTTGTACTTGACAAAAATAAAACTATATGATATAATATACGAGAATAGTAGAAAAAATGTCAAGTTTCTCTACTATAAAATAGAGGAGGAGATGTCTAATGCTAGAACAATTAACGATGCAAGAGGTATCTCAAATTATACTAAGTGTGCCAGAAGGAGTAGAAATACCTGGCAGAAGAACTTATTATACAGGAGAGCCAATTATGATAATCAATAATCCTGGTTTATCTAATCTAAGTTTTGTATCTAGACCGGTAAAAACTGAAGATGGAAGAGGTTTTATATCTCAAGCAGGATTAACTAATGAAGTTAAATTCACAATCAATGAAGGTTCTATATTATATGGCTTATGGTCATATATATATGGCGAAGAGCAAAATTCATCTGCTCAGCTATTACAAGGAATTGAGTATTTAACTCCAGACGAAAATAACAGATTATATTTAAAAGCATTACCTAAAACTTTATTTTTATATCAAATCGAGGATAATGAAGTCATAACAATAGACCCAGATGTCTATGAGATAATGTATGACGAAGATAAAAAATTATATTATATTGAATCAGCTAGTATAGACGAGTCATATAATTATATGGTTAGTTATACATACCAAGTTATACCAGATTATATAACTAGAATGAAACAAGTTCATAATAATATTTTCGCAGCTATGGATATTTATATAGACGCTGTAGATAAAAAAACAGATGATAAATATGTTGTGTATATTCATTGTGATAAAGTTCAAGTTGATACTGATTTGATTATATCTGTTAATAATAGTCAAAAAGCTTCTTTTACACCAATTTATATTAACTCTATTCCAGTTAAGGATGATAAAGGAAGCGTAAATAAAGATGTTGCCACAGTTATGGTAATAAAGAATGGCTAATAACATCAATGCTTGGAATGCCAAGATAGATAGAACTATTAGTGTTAGAAGATTAGGAAGACAAGGTATTTTATACGAATATGAACTACCTTATGGAGCCAATCCTATGCATTATTATGAAGAAGCTCTTAATGTTAAATCAATTAAGAACTCAGAAAAAAATAAGAACGGGAAAAGACTAGGGCAATATCAACCAGTTGGTGATAAAAGATATTTTACTTATTATCAGTTAAATAAAATGTCTAGTCAAGAAAAAGAAGAATGGGATTTAGAAAGATATGTAGAAATAATTGCAAAATCTTTAATGGATAATTTCCCTTTATAAGAGGTTGTTATGAAAATAGGTGGATTAAAGATAAATAATCAGCCTCAGCGTTATTCTAACGCTCAAGTGTCTATAGCTGAATTAGAAGCTACCAAAAAGAATTGTGAAGATTATGAAAGAAGTTTGGCCGAGGATTATGGGATTAACATAACCGAATCCGATTGGAAGACAAAATTAAAAGAGGCTATAAATATTGGTTACAATAAAATTGATAAAAAAAGAGGAGTAAAAGAGATATTATCTACCGACGAAATGTATGATGTATTAGTTGACGAAAACATAGATAGTATTTATTCATATTTGACTGGGGATTATGGTAAATTCGGTGGAGCTAGTAGACTGGCAACAAAGATAGAAGATGACTTTAAAAAATTAAAAGGTGAAGATGTGTCTGTTACCATCGATATGGTAAAAGGAGATATTGATGAATATATAGCTTCATATTTAAGAAGTATCCAATATTCGAGAACCGAAACAATAAATACAGAAAGACAAACCTTCCCACTTAAAATAAAATACGATATAAGTCAAACAAATAAAGAAACGAAAAGGACTCTTAAGTTTGAAAATAAAAAAGGTATTTCTGCAGACTACTTACAATCATATTTCCATTTTGGTGATTATAGTACTGTTGAAACTTTTATGAAAGATAAAAGTGGAGAGGAAATATTTAAGACATTACGAAGCGAGGTAATCCGAATTATACAAGATGGAAGATTAAATGTAATAAGCGAATTAGGTGATTCGAGTAAAATATGGCGTTATAAGTGTGAAACCTACATAAAACTGGCTAATGCTTATATAAGTTGGAGACTTTCTGAGGGCGATATACTTTTTACGAATAGTAAAGGAGATATTAACCTCGGGTCGGAAATTTTAGATGGTTTTATTAACGAAGGTAAATTGAATGTATTAGGATATACAGGTTATACAGGAAGATTAAAAGAGAAACAGCTAGCAGAGGTCGATGAGAAATATATAGCTACTTGGAAGCAAGAAGCGGAAGCCAGAAGAGGCGAAGTCGTCGATGCTGTTTTAAATAAAATAAAGAACGCTACCAATAAAAATCTGCAAGTAAAAATTTGGTATGGTAAATAGGAGGGAATTAGATATGGAAATTAAATTCAAAGAAAATGTTAATGTAGAAAGCTTTACTTTCAAAAAAGCTGTAGAGGAAAATGTTTTATCAATGATAGAATTAAGTAATAAGTATTTATATAATGATATTTGCTTTTATACTATGATTGCTTTCTTAAATAATTTAGCAGATGGAGATGCTATTATTGATATATTATCTAAGGAAGATACAACTTTAGAAGTAATTGAAAATGAAATAGAACCATTATTTAAAGAAAAAGTTTTAAGTAATGAGGAATATAATAAAGCATTTGATGAAATAGTAGTTGATTTAAACGACTATTATTATGAAGATGTTTTAAATAAAAGAACAATTACAGGTTTATTATATTCTATAGCGGGAACATTAAGTGAATTTAGTGAGGCTGATATAGAAGGTATGGTAAAAACAATGCAATCAGCAATTGAACAAGCAGCTACAAAAATGAATGTAGCAATGCCAGACATTGATATTAAACCTAAGAAAAAAGGTGTAGACGGAGGTCTAACAGAAGAACAAGTTAAAAGCGACATTGATAATTTAAAAATGAAAGCTTTAGTAGAACAATATACAAGAATAGATAAAAAAGAAGACGCTGCTGAATAGTAGCGTTTTTTATTTTGGAGAAAAGGAGGGAGTAGAGAATGGCCGCAAGAAATAATAAGATAACATTAAATCTTGATTTTAATGTTGAGAAAAGTAAGCTTCAAGAAATTGGCTCTATTATTAACAAAGAAACTTCTAAGGCCTTTAATAGCTCAAAAGGAAGTAAATACTATGAGAACATAGAGAATGCTATTAAAAGTGCGACTAAAGAAGCTACTGGTTTATATACACAGCTAAACAAACCATTAGGGTCTAAGAAAGAAGCGGCTGATTTGGGAAAATCATTAGAAAAAGTATTCGATAGCATGAATATGAAGGTTACCAGTCTCCAAGGTAACATAAGTAGAACTTTAAAATCAATGGCTAATACTCAAGCCCTAACTCAATTAAAACTAGTCAATAAAGAGTTAGATGATTTAAAGAATGCTCACAAAACTATCTCATCTTTAAATGCAGAATTTAAGAACTTGGGTAATCAAAAAGTAT